AGGTCTACTTCAAGCCCACTGCCTTTTACTGGTTATATACAAGACGCACGAATAACTACAGGCTACGCTCGCTACACCAGCAACTTCACTGCACCAACAGCAGCGTTTCCGACCCTTTAGGAATAGATATGTACTGGACTAAGAACGGGTCTATCCCATCGCAAGAGACAGACGGCACAGAGGGCTGGCAACAGGCTCCATCGCCTCCTACAGAGATTCCTGAAGGCAAGGAACTTGTTTGGCTAAACTGGGAATGGGTCGTAAGAGACCCTAAGCCACAAGATAGAGCAGGTTACCAGTGGAACTGGCAGCACGATACGCGAAGCTGGGTGGAGGGTGCTTGGAACATCTATACAACCGAAATACAGCCTTTTGACACCAAGCAGATTGAGATGATGTCTTCATCTCAAATAAACGTATTCACAACGTCTCAGATTGCATAAGGCTACAATGTGTTTGGTTTTGATCCATTCTCAGCTTCGCCATTTTCGGCGATCAGTGGATCGGCGAATGTATTTAATTCGCAAGCACAAGAATCTGCAACAGGCTCTGACAGCCTAGCATCCATACTTACGGCACAAGCTGCCGTATCAGAAACAGCAACCGCTTCAGATAGTATTGCGTCTCAGGCGGTCTACGATGTCTCCATCAGCGAATCAGCCTCTGCTTCAGATGCAACGGCTGGCGCAACCTTCTTTATTAGCTACCTTGTGGTTGGTGGCGGTGGCGGTGGCGGTTCAGGAAACGGCGCAGGGGGCGGTGGTGGTGGTGTTGTTGAAGCTATTACTTCAGATGCTTTCAGTTTAAACACCTCTTATCAAGTCACCGTAGGTCTTGGTGGCGTTGGTCAAATATACACAAGCCCTTATACAGCGGCGCAAGTTGGCGATAATTCACAATTTGCATCAATTACTGCTTATGGTGGCGGGAGAGGTGGCGGTTATTCTCCGTCGGCTTCTTATACAACGGGCGGCACGGGAGCAAGTGGCGGGGGTGGTTGGAGCTTCTCTGGTACAGGCGGTCCGGGAACACAAGGTTATTCCGGAGGTAATGGATCGGGTGTAGGGCTAGGGCAAGGCGGTGGTGGTGGGGGTGCTGGTGGTCCCGGTGGAAATTCAGTATTTCTTCCTAATTCTGCTGGTGGTGCAGGTGGTACGGGACTTCAATCTACCATAACAGGTTCTTATTATGGCGGTGGTGGTGGGGGTGTACCGACAGGCTCAGGTGGTACTGGCGGCGGAGGAAGTGGTCGCGGATCCTCAACACCCGCTGGTACGGGCGGCACACCTAATACAGGTGGCGGTGCAGGCGGTGGCGGTACATCAACGACTTCAAATGGTAACCAAGGTGGCTCGGGCGTTATTGTCCTCAAGATTCCAAGCACTTATGTAGCCAACTTCTCTGGTGGCGTTACCTATACAGAAAGCACATCAGCAGGCTATACCACCTATACAGTTACAGCGGCTAATTCTAGTCAAACGGTTTATTTTTCGACTGTACCGACAAATAACATTATCAATGAATCGGCTACGGCATCGGATAGCATTTCCGCAGGGGCATTAAATAATGTCACTGAGTCAGAGACTGCTACAGCAACGGATTCGATTAGCACCATAGCCGAGCAGTTTGTACAAGTAACAGAATCGGCTACAGCCTCTGATGTGGTGGTTGGTACGCTATTAATGAATAGCGCTGTCACTGAATCAGCCACAGGTACGGATGCTGTTGATGGCATAAGAACCTACCTCACGAACATTGCTGAATCCGCCACAGGTGCAGACGCTACAGCATTAGAGGTCACGTTCGCTGGTGTCATTACTGAATTGGCTACGGGCGCGGATCAGGTCAGTTCTATCCATGACGCTAATGTCTCAGTATCTGAAACAGCAACAGGTTCAGATGCGACGCTCGGTGTAAATACATTAAACGCAAGCACATCAGAGTCAGCAACGGCTACTGATAGTTCTTTACCCGGAACGGCTTATGATAAGTCGGTTAGTGAATCGGCAACGGCAGCAGATACGGTAAGCACGGGTAGCGTAATTGAAAGCGTTATTACAGAAGCTGCAACAGGATCGGATTCCACAAATTATCTAAGGATTGCTTCAGGCGAGATCTCAGAAAGCGCCACGGGTGCGGATGCTACAACAACCATTTACAATCCCAGTGCGTTAATTAGTGAATCATCCTCAGCCGTAGACACGGTCACATCAATATTTAGCGGTACAAGTGATGTCAGTGAATCTGCCTCGGGCGCTGATCAAATTAGCACAACAGGAATTGCAGATGTAAGCATTAGTGAATCCGCAACAGGATCGGAATCAACAGCAGCGGGTTTCTTATATCTTAAAAACATTAGTGAATCCGGAACTTCATCAGATGCAACAAGCGCCACGAGATCTTCGTTTGATAATATTGCCGAATCAGCAGCGGCAACTGATGCCACGCAATCACTTGCTAATTTCCTTAGTACAGTTTTAGAAGCAGCACAAGCCTCGGAAACTGTTTTGCCAAGCGGCTTATTTAATGTAGATATATCAGAATCAGCAACTATTGCTGACGAGTCTTTCCAAAGGTTCCTATGGGAGCTGATTAATGATGATCAAACTGCAAACTGGACGGTGATCCAAACATGACTATTAACCGCACAAGTTTATTAAACCTGCCCTTACCTGTTACTGGAACCGAATCTGGGACATGGGGCGACACCACAAACAACGGGCTAACAGAATATCTTGATACGTCCATTGCCGGAGCTTTGTCGATTACCGCAACCTTAACGCTAGCTAACTCGACGGGAAACTCAACTGGGTCAAACCTAACGTCAACATCGGCGCAATATAGGACTCTGCTTATTCCAGCGGCGGGGCCGTCAGCAAACATTGTTATTACGGCACCATCATCAAACCGCACCTATCATGTGATTAATAGAAACGCAACCTATACCGCACAAGTGCGAGCGGGGGCTGGTACGGGTGTGACTTTAGCCCCAAATCAATCCGCCACAGTAGCTTACAGCGGCACCGATTATGTTTTGGTTGGGCCAGTTGTTTCGCTGAGTTCTTTAGTTAATTCTAAATCAGACAATTACACCGCAACCTTAGAAGATGCAAATAAAATATTGCTACTCACAAGCGGGGCATCAAAAACATTTACTATCCCTTCAAACGCATCCGTAGCATTCCAAGTCGGGACAAAATTGGATTTTGTGAATTTATCAGCTAGTGCTTTAGGGATTGCTATTACATCGGATACCATGTATTTAGCAGGGCCTGGAACTACAGGTTCAAGATTATTGAATCAATATGGTGTCGCAACAGCAACTAAATTAACTTCCACATCGTGGATTATTAACGGAACTAACTTAACATAATGTTTGATTTATTATCAGGCGGTTTACTGGGTTCCATCTTCGGGGGGTTATTTAGGCTCGCCCCTGAGATCCTAAAATTCTTAGACAAAGCTAACGAGCGCAAACATGAACTGTCCATGTTTCAGCTCCAGACAGATCTGGAGAAACTCCGTGGTGAGTTTAGGGTTGAAGAAAAATATGTTGACCATAGCATCACCCAATTAGACGCAATTAAAGAGGCTTTCCGTGAGCAATCAGAAACTGCAAAATCCGCAGGATGGTTCGTATCTGCAATCTCGGCACTTGTTCGTCCGGGGATTACATGGTGCTTGTTCGGTATGTATGCAGCCGTTAAAGCTTGCGCTATCTATATGGCGTTCTTATCGGATGCACCGTGGTACGAAGTGTTAAAAGCCAACTGGAACGAAAACGATTTTGGTCTTTTTACGATGGTGCTCACATTCTGGTTTGTTGGTCGCAGCATAGAGAAATACCAAAAGTCGTGAATGAAGAAGCAAAAGCGCTAGCAAGAGATGTACTCATCAAGCCCTTTGAAGGGCTAGCTAGGCTTCTGCCAGACGGAACCGTAACCTCCTATCCTGACCCCGGAACCAAGGGGCATCCTTGGACAATCGGTTGGGGAACTACCGGCCCTGATATTAATCCAGGTACTATTTGGACGATGCAACAGTGTGTCGATGCCCTAGACCATCACATAACCTACTTTTATGTAGGTGTTTGCAAACTTAGTCCGACATTTCTAAATGCTTCTCCCCGACGCATTGCCGCAGTGACTAGCTGGGCGTACAATTGCGGGCTGGGGAATTATAGGATTTCCACGTTTAAACGACGCATCGACGCGGGAGATTGGGATGGCGCAGCAGAAGAGTGTGTCAAATGGAACAAGGCCGCAGGTCGTGTTCTCCCCGGCCTTACGCGCCGCCGTGCGGCAGAAGCTGCATTGATGAGGTAAATATGCCTCTTACTAAAATTATTTACAAGCCCGGAGTAAACCGAGAAAACACGCGATATACCAACGAAGGTGGTTGGTATGTTTCGGATAAAGTGAGATTTCGCCAAGGTACTCCTGAAAAGATTGGCGGTTGGGTGCGTATTTCTGCTAATACCTTTTTGGGCATATGCAGGTCTTTATGGAACTGGATTACTTTGCAGTCTCAAAACCTCATGGGTGTTGGGACCAATTTGAAATTCTATATTGAACAAGGCGGTGCATACAACGATATTACGCCCATAAGAACCCGTAACTATTCAGCATCACTTTCTAACCCATTTACAACCACAAACGCATCAACTGCCGTATCGGTTGCAGATACCGCCCACGGGGCGCAAGCTGGGGATGTGATCTTTGTATCAGGGTCTTCTGCGGTTGGTGGTGTACCAGCGGAAGAATTAAATACGCGCCACGTTATTACATCAATTACTAACGCTAACGCCTATGTTATTACGGTGGTCACCGCAGCGTCCTCATCGACTTCTGGTGGCGGTACGGTAACCATACAGTATTACATCAATACATATCAATTAACAACCGACCCATTTACAGCAAACGGAACTACTACGGTTGTCGTAACAGCAGCTTCTCATGGCGCTCTGAATAACGACTTTGTAACCTTTAGTGGCGCGACGGGAACTTATGCTGCAAATTTAACGGGCGAATTTCAAATTACGTATATTGATGCCAATAGTTTTAGTATTCAAACGTCGGCAATATTAGCCGCTGGAAGCTATGGTGGCGCTAATGTGCTTGCGTCTTATCAGGTCAATACGGGGCCAGCAACACAACTTCCGGCATCGGGATGGGGTGCAAGTGGTTGGGGTCTTGGAAACTGGGGGCAAGGAGCTTCTTCTAATGATTCATTGAGGCTATGGTCTGCTAGTAACTTTGGTGAGGATTTGATTTACGGACCCAAGGGCGGAAACATTTATTACTGGGATGCTGGTACATCAGTAAGTACACGAGGCGTTGCGATTCAAACGCTTCCCGGTGCGCTAGACCCGCCAATTATTCAAAACTTTATTTATGTATCGGATATTTACAGATTTGTTTTGTGTTTTGGCTCTAACGATATTGGATCTGCTATTCAAGATCCTATGCTGATTCGATGGTCAGATCAGGAATCGGTTACGGATTGGGCGCCCACGGCGGCAAATCAAGCGGGCTCTCTTCGTTTATCCCACGGATCAAGGATTGTTACTGCAATACAAGCTAGACAAGAGATTGTTGTATTTACAGATTCTGCTTTGTATTCACTCCAATATCTGGGAGCACCGTTAGTTTGGGGCGCTCAATTGCTTGGAGATAATATATCCATTATGGGTACAAACGCCGCCGCAATTGCATCTGGCGTTATATTCTGGATAGGAAAAGATAAATTTTATAGTTATTCAGGCCGAGTAGAAACATTAAGCTGCGACCTTCGTAAATATATTTTTAATGATATTAATCTCTCTCAAAATGAACAAATCTTTGCAAGTACGAATGAAGGGTTTAATGAAGTATGGTGGTTTTATTGCTCTGCTGGTTCCACAACAATAAATAAATATGTTGTATATAATTATCTAGAAAGGATTTGGTATTACGGATCTCTTGAAAGAACCGCTTGGATTGATTCCGGGCTAAGAGATTATCCACAAGCCGCTACGTATAACTACAATATTGTTAATCATGAATTTGGGAATGATAGTAACGAAACCGGAACAGTAACGCCTATTAATGCGTATATAGAATCATCAGAGTTTGATATTCAAGACGGGCATAATCTTGGGTTTGTATACCGGATCATTCCTGATTTGACGTTTTCAGGTTCTGACACCCAAAATCCTTCAGTTACCATGACGTTGATTCCTATGATGAACTCTGGGTCTGGTTACAACGACCCGCAATCGCTTGGTGGCTCAAGCTCAGCGTCTATCACAAGAACATCAACGTATCCAATTGAGGCATTTACTGGACAAGTTTATGTAAGGGTTCGTGGTCGGCAGATGATATTTAAAATTGAGAGCGCTGGTCTTGGTGTGGCATGGCAACTCGGGGCGCCAAGGATTGATATACGTTCTGACGGTAGAGCTACGGGGCTTGGCGCATGATTAATTTAAATACACCCCCATCACCCAATCTTCCCTATGCACCACAGGAATGGAACGCGCAATATCAAGAGCAGCTCAATAACGTATTGCGCCTTTACTTTAATAGGCTAAGCAATGTTAATCAATTTTTGCTTGGTATGAGCGGCGGCAGGTTTTTAAGCAACCCTTGCGGATCATTTTTCAGCAACTCTGATCAATCGGCAGCAAGTACAACAGTTGCCTACGCCATTACCTATGATGTGGAAGATATAGCTAATGATGTCAATTTAAGCAATGGATCAAGGCTTAATGTGCTTTATGAAGGAATTTATAATTTACAATTTAGCATTCAATTTGAAAATTCCAATACACAAATTCACGATGTTGATGTATGGGCTGCAATCAATGGTACAAATTTATCCAATAGCAATTCTAAATTTTCTGTTCCAAACAGGCATGGCGGCGTTAATGGACACTTAATTGCCGCTCTGAATTTGTTTATGACTATGCAAGCTGGTGATTATGTTGAGCTGTATTGGCGAACATCGGACACTGCGGTTACTATTGAGCAAACGCCTGTATCGGCCTCACCTACTAGGCCAGCAACACCATCTGTCATAACGACAATGAATTTTGTATCTTCTATATCGGGGTAAATAATGTCAGACGGCGGTCAATACAATTATGACTTTGGGTATGGAGAAGGGTCAGAACAGGGGCAGGGCGAAGTGTCCTCGGGAAATCAAACCGCAGGTTACGACCTGTCTTCTGTTTTAGGAAATTCATCAAGCTCAAACATTCTTTCAAGGTTTCTTTCGGGAACATCAACAGGTAGCGATAAAGCATTAGCAACATTGGGATTTGGAATAGCCACGTTAGCATCGGCTCTTAAAAATAAACCTCCCGCTGTGAAAATGCCGGTTTATAAAGAAGCTCCGGTATATAACCGAGCCCTTACCGCTCCTATGTTTCCGCCGCAGCCGGAGCCTAGGAAATCAGAATCCGGCCAAAATATCTACACACCCATGGTAGGGCTTCCTATGTTTTTTAATCCTAATCCGTTTCAGTTTAACCCAACAGAAGCGGCAAAAAGATACGGGCCGACTCCAGAAGAAATTGCCGCCGGTCAAAAAGGATATTCACAAGGTCTTGAGAGGTTGTATCAATCTCTTGGACCACAACCGTCTATTCAGTTTGAGTCAACAACCACTGGCGCTGCGGGTAATGACACCGTGGCCGGTGGGAATAGTACGTTGACCGGCGGGGCGT